GAAATGATGCCTAAAAAGGGTGAGTCATTAAAAGAATTTAAGGCGCGCTGTAAAGAAGCGGGCATGGCTGAAGGTTATGCTGATAAGACTTATGGCAAATACATGGCCGCTGAAAAAGAAGTAGAAGCAGATGACATGAAAAAAATGTGTCCTGAATGTAACAAGGCCATGAAAGAGTGCATGTGCGATAAATCCGCCGCCGCTACCGACATGACACCAACAGCGGAGACATACGCAAACCTAGACACCGCAACAATTGTTCCTCCTGCCGATACGCCTAAATCCGCTGAAGCAGAAGAAGCGCCAGTTGCAGAAGAAGTAACTGAAGAAGTTACAGAAGAAGTTTCTGTTGATGAAAACTCAACAGATAAGTTAGAAGCCATAGTAGAAGAAGTGGTAGAAAAAGCAACAAAGGCTCTCAAATCAGAGATTGCCAACCTTGTATCCGCAAAAGAGGCGGCTGAGGTTAGAGCAATGAGTTTGGAAACTGAGTTGGCAACCGCAAAATCTTTGGCTCTAGGTGGTGGCCCTAAGCGAACAGTTAGCCCAATAGATGTGAAAGCAACTAATGATCTACTGACTAAGGCCGCTGTTTACAAAGAAAAAGCAAGAGCAACAACAGACATAACACTTGCTAAGGGTTACAAAATACTTGCAGATGAATACATTGCAGAGTATGAAAAAACTCTTAATAAGTAATCCAACCTAATCTCTGAAAGGAAACACAAATGGCATTAACGCCCCCAAAGGCCGCCGATTTATTCAGTGATGCAACTCCTAAAGAAGCCGCAGAACGCTTTGAAGAATACTCAATTGAACTAAACAAGAGTCTCTCAAACGCTTCTCACACACCAGGACAAGCACCAACTGTAGATGCAATTACAACACTAGAAGCACTAGCGGCTAATAAGTCACTATCAGGTGACGCTATGAACGGTTTGAATACTGCTCTAGCGGCTCAGCGCATGGCAATGCAGGACATTCAGAAGGAAATCACACTTACTTCTCCATTGTCATCATCATTTGCCGCGTTTGACCTTGAAGCACCTTCTAAGTTGCTTACACCACGCCCAACACCACTCCGCAACCGTATCCCACGCAAAAAAGGCATTGGTACTTCACACCGCGTAAAGCGCGTACTTGGTTACACAGGTACAGGTACAGGTGGACAAGGACAGATTTGGCCTGGTATTTCTGAAAGCACACAGAACAACTTTGCAGGTGGCGGTTCTACTCCACTTGAGTTAATCCGTGGCCCACAGATTTCATACACCGCAGATGACTTAATTCTGCCTTACAACTCATACTCACTATCTGATCAGGTTTCATTTGATGCAAACTTCTCAGGTATGGGTTATCAGGATCTCCGCCAACTATCATCAACTTCAACTCTATACGCAACAATGCTTATGGAAGAACGCATGATGCTAATGGCTCGCGGTACTGCTTCAGGTTACTCAGGAGCGATTGCCGCTCCAACAGCACTTGTTGCATCATCACCAGCGGCTTCAGGTTCACAGACTGCACTAGCGGCAGGCACTTACTACATCTACATCACCGCAGACGCAGGTATTTCTGCTAACGGTTTTGGTGAGTCAATTGTCTCAGCCGTTGCATCAGAAACAGTTGCTTCAGGTGATGTTCTTTCTGTTTCCTTCACAGGTTCAGTTGGCGCACTTGGTTACAATGTGTATGTTGGAACTGCAACAGGAACAGCAAACTGTAAGTTACAAGGAACAGTAAAGGGCGGATTAACTGTAATCATTCAGGGCGCTTCTGCAACTAACCTTCCTGCAAATAACTTTGCGTTCTCTACAACAGGAGCAGCCGCATCACGCGCTAACGCAGACACATCTGCTTATGCAACTGGTTATGACGGAATTCTTCCAACAGTTCTAGGGCCTAACACTGGCTTTAACAACGCAATCAACAGCGCGTTCTCAACTGCTAACCCAGGTGTAGAATTCCAAACTGTTTTTGCTAATCTCTATCAGAATGTAAAGGCTGATCCTGACATTGTTCTTTTGAACGGTAATGATCGTAAGCAACTATCTGATGCAATCAAGAATGGCTCAACTGCTAACTACCGTTTGGTAATTAACAACCCAGGTGAGCAAGGCACAACATACGGTTCAATCGTGACAGGACTTCAGAATGAAGTTACTGGTAAGGCCGTGGATCTTATGGTTCACCCCTGGTTGAACTCAGGTGTTGCACCTGTTCTTTCATGGACACTGCCAATTCCTGATACACAGGTATCTGATGTATGGGCGAACTTCTTGGTACAGGACTACATGGGTATCCAGTGGCCAGTAACTCAGTTCACTTATGACTTCTCAACATACTTCCGCGGAACTTTCTTCTGCACCGCTCCTGCATGGAACGGCGCAGTTTCAGGAATTCAAACAGCGTAATGTGTTTAGAATGTGGTTGTAACCAGCCAACAAATAGTCATGGCGGAGGTCAGATTGTATTACCTGACGGCACTCCATCACACATGACTACGGCTGAAATAATCACAGAATAACAATTGAATAATGAAGGGAGGGGTGCGGTGTAAAAGCCGCACCCTTTCTCAATTAACTAGGAGGCAAAATGGCTAGATGGGTAGCACCTGACAGGGGTGTAAAAGAAACTGTTATTGACGGCAAAAGTTACTTTACGGATCGCCAGGGTATTTACAATGTAGAAAATAAATCGCATCAGAAGGCAATGAAGGCTGAAGGATTTTTTGAAGCATCACTTAATCCAATTTCTAGTGATGACCGCAAGCGCGGATTTAGTTGCGTAGAATGTGGCTTTGAGGGTTGGTTTCGCAAGTGTGGGCGTTGCGGAACTGAGTCACAAGACATACCGCGAGATGGAGAATAAAAAATGGCCGTAGGTATCACGCCTGACATTAGTGGTGAGAACCCATACATCAGTGTGGCTGAATACAAGAACGCGCCAACCGCAATTAACTTTGACATGTTGGTTGTAGGCGGTAACGCGGCGGCTCAAGACGCAGAACTGGCAGAAGTTATTTTGCGCGCTTCTTCATACATGAATGAATACCTAAACCAAAATTTAGTGGCAACTCAATACACAGAAACACAACGCATACGCTACTCAGCATCAGGCGGGTACTACGCATTACACCCAAACAACACGCCTATTGTTTCTCTTTCAGCATTTTATTATGGGGCAAACCCAAATCAATTAAATGAATTACAGGATTGCTCAATAGCGTGGTTTGAAGGGCAACAAATTATTATCCCTGGCAATCAAATTGGGTTTAACTTTACTTCTCAAGGCCCGTTGCAATTTGGCGGATCTATCAGCGGAAGCAATTGGACATTTACAAAGTACACATACATTGCAGGATTTACCAACACAGAAATTGCAGTTGCTACAAATGTAGGCGCATCAACTTTAACAGTAGCCAGTGGAGTAGGCATTTTGCCAGGCGAGCAATACCGCATTTTTGATGGCCAAAGAACTGAACGCGTAACGGTGGCAAGCACTTACACATACGGATCAACAACAGTTCCTTTAGTTTCTCCTATGTTGTTTGCTCATGGTGTTGGCGCAACATTTAGCAATCTGCCAACTGTTCTAAAACAAGCATGTATTTTAATTACAACCGCATTTATTAAAATGCGTGGTGATGCTTCAACTACTATGGCTTACACAACCTCACCTGCGGGCAACATTCCTGGGTCTGTTCGCTATGGTAGTGACATAGCCGTTGCCTTAGACATGGTGAACAAATACCGCAGGATCAGATAATGACCGCCGTACCTACGCTTACAGGCCGCAACGCGGTGCGCCAAACACTTTCTTTATTTCTAGCCAACCCGCGTATTCTCAATGTTAATCAGGTTTTTACATCTTTCCCAAAGATTATTAATTACCAGGTAAATGCTGAACCAGGCCAGGCTACAAGAGCGGCCATTGTTGTTTACATTGCTGATGAGTATGAAACACGCCTAGCAATTGGCGGGGCAACTAACGGTTGGAAGCGTGTTGATTACACCGTAATTGTTCAAATTTTCTGCATTTCTTTTCATAGAGAGGCAGAAGATGTTATGACTGACTTTGACACAATCGTTGATAACATCAAGGAGCGCTTGAGGTCAGATCATAACTTTGGTGATCCAACAGGAAATCTTGTATGGCAAGGAGCAGAGCCAGTTATTCAGGCCCGCTATGGAGAACCTTCTACAGAAAAAGAAGGCGTTACAGAAATCTTTGCTGAGATACAATTCCCTGTAACACAGATGATCCAGGCATAAGGAGCATGATGAAATACAAATACAATGGAACTGATGAACGCGTGTTCCCTAGTGTTGGGGTAACTGTAAAACCTGGTGATGAGTTTGACGCACCTGAAGGATTTGTTGCCGCAAATGTAACACTTGCAAGCGCAAAACCATCAGTCACAGAACCAACAGAACCAAAGGAAACAACAACAACTATGTCTGCCGCGTCAGACAAGAAACTAGGAGCGTGAAATAATGTCTGTTCAACAGTCCGTACGCTCGTACTTAGGTATTGCTAAAGAAGCAACCCGCGGTACGGCAGTAGCACCAACTGACTTCATTCCAGTAATGAAGGATAGCCTCAAGCCAGTGGACATTGTTGATCCACTTTATGACACAGGTTTGCGTGGCTCAAATGCTTTGAATTACAACTACATTCCAGGGCGTACCCGCTCAACTGTAGATTTTGGTGGCGCAGTCTTTGCAGACACCGTGGGCTATGGCATTGCAGGTGTTTTAGGATCAGTAGCAACTACTGGCGCATCTGCACCATTTACTCACACAATCTCACTATTTAACAGCCTTGCATCAGGCGGAGATGTTCAGCCAATTTCTTACACATTGACTGATTTCTATGCCGTAGATGTTCGCTCATACCCTGGTTGCCAGTTCTCTGACTTCTCATTGAAGTTCAACGCAGACGGCATGCTTGAGTATGATACAAAAACCACTGGTTTCCAGTCTGAAACTGTTTCAGATCCAACACCTACATTCTCAACAGTTCTACCTACACCAGTGTGGCGCGGTACTGTTTTTATTGGTGGATCTGCGGTATCAACTGCTATGACTGGCAACATTGACATGACACGCCCTGCAACACCTATCTATGGCATTTCAAATACACAAGACCCATACCAGGTATTTTTAGGGCCGCTAGAAGTTACAGGAAAGATTACATTTGTCATGGACAATGACTCCCAGTTGCTTAATTTCCTTAACAACACACAGCCTGAAATTGCACTTAACTGGCAGTATGGTGCTGGCGCATCTACTGTACAAATTCGCGCTGTACTTACTAAGGGCGCTTACACCACTGGTGTGATTGAACGCGGTGAAGATTTTGTACAGGTCACAGTGGACATTAATGCGCAATCAAATACAACTGATGCTGGTTCTTCAGGCGGCTTCTCACCTATTAAATGGACATTGCAAAACGCAAAGCCATCAGGCACATACGCATAACTAGATCAGGGCGGTGGTGTGGTTGAGGGCGATTGCCTTCCCGCTCTCCCACACCACTTGCTCCTTTTAGGTATGATTTAGGAAGGCAAACTAAACAGGAGGCAACATGTCTAAAGAAGTAACACTCCCATCAGGAGCAAAAGTAACCTTAAAAGATCCATCAACATTGCGTGTAAAAGATCGCAAAAATGTAATGCGTAGCGCAGACAATGCGGTAG